TCAAGGACACATTCCTTTAATCGCCTCATCAACATCGGATGGAATGGGCTCGTCGTTTGGCAGCAATTGAGTTGAATATATTTTTGGATTTTTAATATTTCCAATGTGAGTTGGCTCGGTAATATCAATAGACTCAAGGCTACTGATTTGACCACTCACGGTATCCACCTCTTTTCCATTCACTATCAAATGCAAATGCGATTGATGAATCCCGCCCTGCACATTTGAAAAGCGATCATAAAACTCCCCGGACAATACGACGGAATAACATTGGCCTGACTGAATATTTTTTTCCTGCACCACCAGCCCGTTGATATTGGCCGACAGGTTTCCTTTTTCTAAAGTCACTTCAATACTGCCTTGTTGATGCACCAGTGTTTGTTTTTTATTTTCATCCCTTGCAACAAAAGAGAAAGCCATGGCCCAGGAGGGGTTGATCGGCGTGCGCAAAAAATCACTGCCGGTTATTTCTGAATCATTAAAATGCAAGGGAACAACTCGCCATTTATTTCGCCATTGCATAAAACTGTCAAATAATTCATTACCGGTTTTTGTTTCCCGACCCAATAATTTGTCCAGCAATCCACCTGATTCTGTAACAGGTAAATTATTTTCATCGTATCTGAACAGCTCTGTATGAGTGAAATGCCCTGCATTCCATTCGCGCAATAAACGATCATGGCCATCCCCACTCAACACACTCAAGCTCCCGTAACTTAAAAAATATAATGGCGTAGTGCGCAGTTGTGGATTATCGGGAATTAAACTTGCAATTCCATCCAGGTTTTTCAAATCAGCTGATTGACCGTCCAGCGCTGATACCAGTGACGGATAAATATCCATAATAGATACCACATCCGTTCGCGTTGCTTGTAACTGATTACTTTTTTGCCATTTAATAATTAATGGCGTGCGAATACCGCCCTCTTCGTATTCTGTTTTTGCACCACTAAAAGGTGCGTTACTGTTGGCGTGTTTGTCCGTAGAGCCGTTGTCGCTTAAAAAAATAATGATGGTATTGTCCCATTGCCCTGTTGCTTTTAATGCCGAAAGTATTTGCAGCAAGTTGTCATCCATTTGCGCCAACAACGCTTTGTATTTTCCTTCGGGTGTATTTTCAAAACGCGATGCAAAACGCTCGGCCGGTTCCAGCGGTGTATGCGGCGCTAAAAATGCGTGGTCAATAAACCAGGGTTGTTTATTTTTTTTCGCATCCTGGATAAGTGCAATCGTACGCTGTGTAAGAATATCTTCCAGATGCCCCTGATATTGTTTTGAAGTCTGCTGCGTTTTATTAACATCCATCAGCCAGGGATTATTATAAGTGGGAGATTTTAATTCCGGTTTGCCCGCTTTATCTGGCCCCTTCAAAAACCACTGGCTTAGAAATCCAAAGGCCGTATCAAAACCCTGATGTTGGGGAAGCGCTTGTTGATTTATTTCACCGGCGTGCCATTTACCCACCAGATGCGTGGCATATCCTTTGGACTGAAGATATTCCGGTAATGTGATGAGATCCGGTGACAGTCCGCGTGCTATGGGCATAAATCCATTTCTTGCCGAATATTGCCCTGTGAGTAAGGCCGCTCGACTCGCCGAACAAGTGCTCTCGGTATAAAACCGCGTGAATCGCATACCTTGTTTGGCCAGGGATTCCAGTGCGGGCATCGTTGTTACCGGAGCTTGATGATAGACATCCTGATAGATAGCGCTGTCGTTGTAACCAAAATCATCTGCTACCAGTAACAGAATATTAGCTCCATGAATGGAATCTGTGCTGGAAGATTGCAGGAGCAATCCCGGCGTGGCATGTGTGGCGCCGGACGCCTGTGCATTGATGGCAAGCAGCCAGGCAGACGAAACATATAAAAGAAGATAGAAGACGGGAAAAATACGGCATCTTATTGATTTTGTTATCTTTTGCATAAAAAGTGTCTAATAAGAAGCCGCTAAAAACAATCAAAAAACGTCGGTAATTATAGATTGTTTGGTCGAGTATTAGACAGCAATCTAGCTTTGTTTCTTGACCAAACTTGCAATCACACCAGCAATCGATGAAGGCGCTGACTCCTGCCCCACGGAGGCCGCGTAGCGCGCTTTTTTTTCATCAGTACGATAGCCAAAATACGCACGCAACAAAAGGATTGGCGTGCCCAGGATCGCTAGTACCAGAGGCCATGCGTTGCCCACCGTGGACATCAACGCACTATTATTGTTGAAGATTGCATATGTAACAGCGGCCAATAATGGTGATGCTGCCAACACATAAAACCACGCCATTAGCAATGCAATGAATGGTCGGGTGGAATTGCCAGCGGCATCACTTTCAGCATGCGCCTTGGCAATGGTTGCCCAATCACCGCTTTCTGCAATATCGCCATCGATCTCTTTTTCAAACAGCTGCGCTTGCTGATCGGGCGGCAAAGTCTGGATAGCGTTGTACGCCTGGGTGCCGGTAGCAGCGGACGGTAATTTTTTATCATCCGGCAAAAAGGAATTGACCGCATCGATCAGGATACCAGCACCTGGCACAACATCATTCAGGATCGCACCACCCACTTTCAATAATGCATCTTTGTATTTGTATGCCATATCACGCCACCTCTTTTAAATGTTTGCCAGACTGGAAATCAGCCAGTGTTAAACCGTCCGTAAATTGGCAGTGTGCCAATTCTTTAAATGTCACCCATCGACCGGCCCACTGCAGCCCAATCTTTTCAGCGATGGCACCGCAATGTGAAAACAACAGCTCGTCATTCCATTGCGCCTTACCATTTACAATCGGGCAAAAATCAAAAGCCACACGGTAGTTATGGAATGATTGACCCGCTTGTGCATTGGTGACTTTGCTGCCCGGCATCGTTCGCCCCTGGGCATACAGTGCAGATTGTGATTCGAGATCCCGATAAGTGCTCGTAATAATCACGTCGATATTTTCAGCAGCGCAAGCCTGAATAAAAGCACGGCACAATATAGCAACACGCGGATGGAGATCGTCGATATTTCTGGAATTAATCATAGTGGAGGCAACCCGTTAATAGTGCATGTATAGCCTGCAGCGACGTTATGAGTAACGTTACTGATAGCCCATTCCCCATCGACACTCTTGCGGAACCCCGCTAAATCGAGAACCATTTCTGCGCTGAGCTCAGGATCGCCCGGCATATTAATAGTGAGCTTTGCAGTCCCACGCTGAAGCTCTGCGAATTTTGATTTGCCTGCAGCAATCGCTTCGACTTGCGTTGGATAAGGACTGACGATGTCATACACCTGGCCAGAATCACTTCCCGCTAACTCATCATGTAATTGGGAGGCTTCTAATTCATGCCAGTGGGTTCGCACACCGGTGCATGAACTGCGATCAGTGATCGTGTCGCGCCAATTAGTGACCATCGATGGTGTTATTTTTTTTGTGCCCAGTGATTTACCACTGGCAGAGGTTGCTTCGCCTTGGGACACAAAAACTAGTTTTCCACCCGCTGTTTTGCAAATCGCTTTATTTTGGTATGCAATATCCGCCAACATCATGATGTCACTTTCCGTTTGATCACGATGCGGAACAGGGACCGATGCCAGGGATGCCGATATAGCAGGTACTAATTTGTTTTCACTTGCGATAGTTGAAACCATCGCGCCAATCGTAGTGTCATGCCACGATCGTTGTTTAGGCACCTTGATAGGCGATGTTGGCGAGAAGTCCGTTGCCCGCGCGCGGATCTCCATTTGGTTTGGCGGCCCAGCTAAATCAATCTCATCAACGGTATACTTTCCCTTATCAACTAATTTTGATTCTTCATAGCCTATCCAGACCTGCAGAGTAACACCACGACGCGGCAATTCCATTGAGCCATCATCGGTGATATTCAGCGTCATCGTATCGGAATCATCACCAATACCGTCCTGAATCTCTAGCGAAATTAATTTTGTGCCAGATAGATCCACCAACTTTTCGTCGGCTTTAACTACAACGATGGGGCGCATGTTAATCCCAGAGCTTTGTTGTTTCAGCTATATTGCTTGCAGTCTTTTCTGGCAACTCAATCTCGGTACCTATTGGCAAAATGAAATCCAGATCGGCCAATCCCTGATTAGCTTGCAATACCGTTTGCGACATCGTTACATCGTTATAAAATCGCCAACAGATAAGATCAACAGTGTCGCCCTGAACGCTACGATACCTTGCCATATTTCTCACCGTAGTATTGCAAGCTCAAACTGAATTCGATTTTACGTGGTTCGCCGTTTGCAAAAAAAACAGAATTATTTGCTTCAACTTTAGTAATACACCAGAACCCCAACGGTACACCACTGCTACCAATCATGAATAATGGTTTGCCTTTGCCCGCCATTGCTATCATTGAATCGATATGCTTTCTGCTACCAAATTGACCGGGGTACATTACACCGGCAATTTCAATAGCGCGCGAAAATCCGACAAACTGCATAGCGGGATTAGTGCCAATGCGCGCTTGTGCTTGCCAGGCAAAATCCCAAGTTTGTTTTAATGTTTGATAGGCTGCTGTATTAATGCTGAATTTGAACTCACCCAGCCTGAGCATTACATCACTCATAAATACACACCTTAATCATGGTGTGCGCCACGGCGCTTCGCAGCCGCCCGTCGATCACGTTCATCGATCTGTTTCACCACATGGTGCGCTAATTTTTCTTCGTCCATGCCAGGTGATGCATGAACCGTAATACTGCCGATTGTTGTACCGCCACCGCCGCCGTTAGCAGCCGCTGCAGTAGCAATAGGCACCTTCATGGCCGATGATGCATCGGATGATGAACCAGAAATATAATCTGCTGCAGCATGGCCAAGCAATGCCGCTCCCTTAAACAAATAACCCATTGGCGTATGGGTAAACAACCATATCGCTTTTTTACCAATCCAATCCAATGCACCGACTACCGAATTTTTTACTGTATCCCAATGCGTTATTAGTAAAACAGCCCCAACGGCCAATACTTTGAACATTAAGCCAATTGGATTTGCAGCAACGGCCCAACCAAGTGTTTGAATACCTAAGATAAGAGCTGGTATAGCACCAATCAAAGCAGGCAGCGCAACTCCTGCAGCTATCGAAAGAATAGTGTTAAAGCCACCAATCGCATCAATACCCTTTCCAATCATGCTTACTGTGGGGCCTACTACATTCATTAAGCCTATTAACGCCGGTACCGCTCCAACAATAATTCGAGTCTGTATCCCAGTGAGGCCTTCCTTCATTTCAAATAATTGTGTATTGAATATGCTCAAATTCTTTTTTGCATTTTCATTGAGCACATTTCCAGTAGTATCAACTTGCTTCGCCATTTCACCCAATCCTTTGGAACCCATTGCCGCCATATTTAACATGGCCTCTCCATTGCCTTCCCACAATTCATTGGCAATACGGATTTTGTCATTCTGATTGCCGATTTTATTAAGGCCATCAGCAATCAAATTAAACTGTTTATCGGGAGACAGGTTCTGCAGGAACTGCGTATCGAGACCCAGCTCACGTATTAGTTTATTGGTACGTTGCGCGCCTTCGCCAATACCCAACGATGCCTTAGAAATCTTTTCTGCTTGCGACATCATCGCATCACCAAAAGCATCTTCCTGAATACCTTTAGATCCAGCAATGGCTCGATACTCTTGCAGCTTCTGCGTAGTGAAGCCTAAAGCCCGCGCCTGATTTTGTAATGCCTGTGTTTGCTCAGACATATCTTTTGCAGACATAAATAATGCAGTACCAGCGGCCACACCACCACCAACAATACGCGCTGCAGCACCTACATTACTTGCACCCATTTTTGCCAACTTTGATTTGAGTGACAGCTTCTCTTGCTCACGAGCAATATTGCCAACTTCTAAACCATAACCCCTGGCCGATGTTTTAGCCGCTGCATACAGCTTTTCAACATTAGCAATACCATCAGCCAGGCTTTTACTGGAGCCACCCATTGCTTCCTGCTTTGCGCGCAACTCTTTTAACAGCTTTCCATACTTAATAACATTATTGGCCGTTGCCAATTGCTTATTGGTATCGCGATAAATCTGCCCCAGTTTTAATGCAGACTTTTCAGCAGACTTAAAAACCGAGCCAAAACCACTGCCCAGCTTTGCACCAATAAAAATGGTGGCCGCTGCATTAACAACAGAAGACATAGATTACCTTTAAGGATTATTTGGTGGCCGCTTCACAAACTTTGACCCACTCGGTTAGTTCTTCTAACGTCATGGCATCAATTTCATTTAGCGACCAACCGGTATAACTGGCAAGCACTACACAGAGCCGTAACACTCCGTCACGGCTTATTTTAAAAAACCTTGATAGGCCTCTGTAATTTTTTGGTAATCCTTTACATCCAGCAAATCAACTTCATTCGGTGCAATGTTTAGCAAATTAGCAAACATAGCAATTTCCTTATCCGCATCAGTGCCAGAATTCTTTGCCATCGCACGTTGATCAGCTACTTTTGCACGACGCAAAAATAGCTGAGAAACTTCCTGCCCGTTGATAGTGACTGGATAATCCAGGGTAATCGTTTGACCATTTTTTTCAGTAGACATAGATTACTCCTTAAACGCCCAATGCCTGGCGCTGCGCGGCCAGCAGATCCACACCATCGACAATGCACTTCATGTTCGGCACATCGATCTCGATAATGGTGTCATTGTTCATGCGCAACCGATAGTAACTGGCAGCAACAGACGCAACCATTGATGCTTTCTCACCGGGCTTCCAATCGCCTGGATCAATTTCACGAAAACGACCACGGAGATCCACAATCACCGGAATGACAGAACCATCACTGTCGCGCTGCATCGCGCCGCGCAACTGGAATGCCACTGCACTGTGATTGGTTACACCCCACAGTTTCAAAAGCTCGGGATCATGCTCGGCAAAATTCATCGTGGTTTCCAGTTTTTCATGCCCCATATCTAACTCAATCGGAGCATCCATACCGCCCCCACGAAACTCTTCCATCTTTCGTGTAAGTTTAGGCGGCGTCGTTGACTCAATGCGTCCGGCATAGCCACGGCCATCCACAAACGCATTCATGTTTTTCAGGATTGATGGAATCATGCTAAAAGCTCCTCAAGGTAAGAATTATTGATACGCCGACGGAATGAAACACGCTCTGCCGGATAAGGTGGTGCAAAATCAAAGTCAAAATAGATTTGGCCATTAGCAATGTTTTCTGGCGTATTCAGATCAGCATCTGCCCAACATTTGCCGTCGATAATCGCACCCAATGTTTTCAAGGTGTTCAGATATGCATTTACACCATCCACCACTGACTCAATATATTGCGTTGTGATATTGCGATCCACCGCCCACATGTGAGCACGCAGAATAGAATCATCAATCATGTCTGCCGTGCGGCTAACAGAAAGGAATGCATAGCGAATTTCGGTTGAACAAGTGCGATTACCCCATAGACGGAAACCATCTTTGCGAATGATAGTGGTAACTTCGGATGCATTCAGAAGATTGGCACGAGAAGACGTATCACCCAAAGTAAAATCAACTGCACGCGTGGTACCGATGATTCCGTATATCTCATTATTAGATGGTGAATTCCAGAAGCCTTTCTCGTTGTCTATACGAGCAATCAAGCCAGCAACATAGGATGAATTTCCGCGCGTTACATTTTCAGCATTTTCAAATGTTGTAACACCTGGATCAACTACAAACATACGCCGTGAGCCAAAGCTATGTCGATAGGATTTTGCAGCGGCATCCGTTGTATCCGGTCCTTCCGCAATGCAGTGCGCACGCAACCGATTAGCTACCACAATCATTTCTTCGGCAACCGCTAAATTTTTACTCCATTCCGGCGCAATAATAATACGCGGCACAACATCCAGCGTGGACTCTGATGCAAGCAATGCATGTAGACCGGTATAGTTTCCATCACCATCAACACCGCCAATAATATTGGTAATGGTGTCTGAATCAGAATCTTCTTGGTGAACACGCACCACCACAACCACGGCACCGATCTGATTAAAGATACCGTTCAAAGCAGCAGGCAAACTACCTTCTGATTGCCCCCACGTTCCTTTGAGCATAGCCGCCAGTTTTTGATCACCTGGTACCAGAACCGGTGTATTGAGTGGAAATGGTTCGTCATATCCACCTGCTAAATATTTTGTGTTCATTGGTTCAACGACACCACTTCCATTGCTTGTGCCAAGATCGGCAACGGTGATCACTGCAGACAAACCAGTGTTTGCAGCCCAGGCTGTTTTAATATCATCTGCCGTTGAAATAATTACGCTGGAACTATCCGTTGCAAGATTTACCACTACCGTAAGGCCAGCATTACCCAATATGTCCGTGGAAGACTCTATAGAAAATGATAGGGATTGACTTGGAGCGCCGGGATTAGCATATCTAACCGCGGCATTATTTAAGCGTGCACCCGCTGTTACCGCCGTATATACAAGACCGGTATTGTCCGCTTCGGTACCAACTATCAACTGAGCCTGATTAGCTCCTAACGCTCCGTTTGCAGTGCCGACGATCCCGATAACACTGGATTGAACAGTACGAATTGGATTCGTGCTGACATCAATATCCAGCACCTCTACACCATGTAAAAAATCAGTTGTCATTTTTGCCTCCTCAATTAAATAAAAAAACCGCCTTTCGGCGGGCTGGGATTATCTGAAATTAATACTTAATGCACACTAAAAGCGCGATGTTGCGTGGCCGAACAAACTGCCCAATCGGCGTTGTTGAATGATGTACATTAGAGTAATTGGAATCTTGACTGTAGTTGGTAATTTGCGCCTCATTGGAAGTGCCATCTGGATTGATGACATCCACATACAAGGGTGCATCACGCGGAATATTATTAATGGCGCTCGCCGCCTGGAATGATCCAAATATACGATTGATGTCTATACCACGTCCGAAATCCCAACCACGAACAAATTCGCCACGCATATCCGGTATGCCAAAGGTTGTCGATCCATCACCATCGCCAAATGGTGCAGAGATCGCTGTATGCAAACCGCTTTGTGAACCACTGGTAATGATAGGAGTTCCACCAGGCGTCAATGCAATCTTAAAGGTATTTGTTGTTTTTGAAACGATGTAATACGTAGTATTGGGCAGCAACCCAGTTGGCAATGAACTCGTTGTTTTAAATTTGACTGGGAAGCCAATCTGAAGTGGATGTGCATTCCAGGTAATATCTGCTGCAGACGGGCTTGAAATATTTATTGTGACATCGGTACTCTTAATTAACGCAGCAAGCAAATCTGGGTAAGTAGTACGACTTTGCAGCGAACCGTCTGCAACGAGATAGCCCGCAGGTGCAACCAATGTTGCAAACGCCTGTATCAAACCCGTCGGCACAAACATCTGTAAAATTGCTTTCAGTTTTTTTGGCGTGATCATCCGTTGATCATCAGTACCGGTGTTTGTTTCTATCTGTGTTGCAATTTCAGCAACACCCACCGCCGATTCTGTTGCTTGCAATTGATTGACATACACCTTTAATTTTAAAGGTGTGACCATACGCTGGTCATCAGTACCGGCATTTGTTTCTGTTTGTGTTGCAAGTTCCGCTACACCTGCCAATGTTTCTGTTGCCTGGGGATTGGAAAAACCAAGGTCGGTAACGGTTAATGATGTCAACGCATTACCACTCACCACCAAGTCAAAAGACAACAGCAATATGCCAGCGCCTTTGGTGATGATGTCAGAACCCCATGACCCTACCGCAAACAATGTACCGGTGCTGGTGAAGATTCCAATTTCACCAATGCCATAAGTATCGGTGCTGGTATCACGCACGGTGATATGCACGCGATTGTTATCCAATACCATGCCGCTGATTGCGCTAAATATTTTTGTTTCAGTAACCAACGCAGTGACCGCAACGATACCATCGCCATCCGGTGCGGGAGTCCAGTGCGCGGAACCAATGTGAACAGCAGTAAGCTGTACAGGGCCCAGCGACATGCTTTCGTTATGGACAAGCTCTGCCAGGCCTGCTTCTGTGAGATACAGGACAATCGTTGACATAATGATTCCAGATTAATGATTACGGTAACGCACCGCTGAGTTGAACATCGATGCGTTGAAATTCAGCAGCCACAACAAACGGACTCAAATATTCCATTGCCGCCGCATTGGCACCCAACACCAATGTGAAATGTTGGCTTAAACGTTTAACAACCGTGACGGCATCAATGATGTCGTTTTGCAAATCTGTCGAGATCGGATCACCATGCGCATCCGTCGCAGTCATATTCAATGTAAAGGTGCCAGGCGTACCCGCCACTTGCCACCATTCCACAAGCTCAATATCCGCACCCATCGCCGCTGCGACATCTATGATTGCTTGCGGTGTGCCTTTAATTTTATGCGCAGGAATCGATGCTTTAATGACGGATCGTTTAAGCGCAACAGACCAATCAGGATTCCAGCGATCCACCTTGAACTGCCAGGCAACAAACGGTAAAAAACTTTCAGGACAATTATCCGGGTCCCAAAGCGTGCGTATTGCGGTGCTGATAGATGCCAGGCGGTTGGCCGCTATCACTTCCAACACGCGTTCAAAATCCGTTGCGTTGGGAGGCAGTAAACTTTGCTGATCAGTCATAAACAATTACGTTACTGTGACACCGGTGCAATAGGCCGCCTCATCCGCTGACGGCACAATGCTGGCCGTGGGCGATGAAAAAGTTACATCGATGACACCATCTACTTTTGCCGCTGCATAAAGTCCGGCCATTGTTACTTTGAATCCAACACGATGTCTTGCATCTGCATAAGCCTGCAATGCAGCATGAGAAGCTGCACGCACTATTGCCGGATCGGGACCATCATCAATTTCAAGTGCAGCGGCGATGGCATACGTTACAATCGTTGCAGATTGCACGGTGAGCTGATCACCGAGCGGACGAATATTGAATGCGCTCAACTTGGCAGTCACATGACTCAACAGTGTTGAATCTGCCGTGCCATCGCCAAGGCGCGACAAAACAGTTACCACTACATCACAAGGTGATGGCGATTCTGCCTTGGCGTCCTTTACATTGGGATCGGCTGATTGAGCCCAGAATTCATAAGCCCCTTCAGGGCCTGCTACCGAGAATCCATCGAATGAACCTTGGATGCGTGCTCGATAATCAGGATTCGACTCATAGATAGCAGGCACCGGTGGAATAGCATCGGGATCTGCTACCTGCAACACCAGGCGCGCCACATTGTAGCGAGCACCAATCTGATCAAGATCACCGTCTACCGCAAAGGCTAATAGTGTTGCCAACGCGGCTTCATTTACACGTTGCCGATAGTTCAACTCACGATAGGCATAATCTTCAATTATTTTATAGGCCGGATCTGAAACCAATGGCGCTACAAAGTCTGGATTAAACACCAGCATGCGCGTAGTAAAATCAGTCAGCATTTCATCGCGGATTGTTTCAAACGTGCTTGCATCTACCAACTGTGGAGCTGGTAAACGCGACAGATCAATGCCCATACGATGCTCAATAAATACGTTTAAATTTCGATGCCTTCGATCGTTACATCGGCACCACTAATTTGGTCTACACCATTGACGCTGATTTGAACAACGCCAGGCACGGGGCTTATACAGGCAACTTTGGTTACCCGAATACGCGGCTCCCATTGCAACAACGCACCAACCGTGGCTGCATAAAAATCAACGATGGTAATTTTATTAACCGGTGTATCAACCAGTTCAAACAAGTTAGAACCGTAATCACGATTCATGACACGCGTGCCAATCGGTGTAGTTAAAATATCCGTTACCGATTGCTCAAGATGATCACGACCCGACAATGCTTTGCCAGTGTCACGATCCATTCCAGTAATCATCTATCACCTGTTTAATGCGCAACACCGGTATCAATCAATGAACCTGATCCCGGATGGTATTGGTGTTTGTGGCCTGACAAACTAATGCCACCGGCAATTTGATCGCCAGTGCTGGTATGCGTTCCGGTTTGATTAATATCACCCGTGAGATCCAAATTCCCTGTAAAGGTAGCCACGCCAATTACAGTAGCGCCACCTGTTTGCAATCTATTGCCCGTTTGCTCTTCATCACCAACTTGCGTTCTATCGCCAGTCTGTAAGACATTTCCTACATGTGTAAGATTTCCATTCAGATCCATGTCCGAATTGACTACAAGTTTAGTAATCGGATCGAGTGTCAGAATGCCTGAGGTGCGATTCATTTCGACAATGCTGCCATCTGAAAAACGCAGCTTTGCAATATTGGCATCCGTTGTTGTGCTAGCTGCATCCGTGCGATGCAGCGCGTGACTAATCACGGCTTGCGCCAGATCGCCACCAGGTGCAAGTACAACCACTTGCTCGCCAACTTCCAGTAACCAGGTAGCCACATCACCACCGGCTCGAATAGCCGGAAGTGCGAGCCATGTGGTTTTTAAAATACCAATTTGTACTCGTGCCTTTGGTACTGCACCTGAATAATCAACCTCGGCTATGCTGCCAATGCGGACAAGATTCGCCAACGCGTTTTCCAAAATGGCAACGCGGTGCTCTAATGTAAGTTCCATAATCAGGGCGGTGGAAAAATTTGCTCGTAATCATCTTCATGCCCCGTGCCAACATCCGGGCTTCTGCCTAAAAACACGGTTGAAGGTGTGGTGCCGCTTGGAGCCCAAATACTGGTACCCACATCCATTGACTGTTCCCAGCTTACTTGCCACACCTCATCGCCTTCTTTGCCTGGATTAAATAATGCAGGCTGTGATGTAATCGCGGTGGGCTTTCCAATGCCTGTCAAACCCCAGCGTTGATTGCGTATGGTGGCAATTACTTCTGCAGCAAAATTAATAATCTCTACTTCTGCGTGACACGCATCGTGTGTTGTTTCTTTACTGAGAATACAAAATGCAGATACTTTGAGTGATAACGGTGTCTTTTCGTCACCCGCATCAATACCCTCATCTATTGATTCAACTTCCAATAAAATTGCAGGGGTATCCAATTTTTTATTGGAATCAACCACCAACAAATAATCAATAGTATCTACACGTTCTGCAAAGACCTCTGTCAGCTTTGTTTTTAAAGCATCCAGATATGTGCTTATACTGCCGCTCATTTTTTCTCTACATTAATTGCGTAATTAAGTTCTTGCTGTAGCACCGTGCGAAATCTTTCCGTTCCGGCACGCTGTAGCGCCTGCGCAGTAATCGTGCCTTGTTCTGCAATATCAATTTTTATCCGCTCTAATGGAAATCGGCCATAAGGTGAATGGGTGCTGTATGCAGCGCCGCTGGACTTACTGTGCCATTGCATGGGTCGCCCATGCCCCGAGAGACCTTCTTCACTTTTATTTTGAGATCCAGGGCCAATATATTTTCTGCGATACACGGCTGGCTCAGTGCCATACACACGCTTAAAAAAAGCGTGTTCAAAAAATCTTCCCGCTACATTAACGCCTTTGTTTGTTTGGACAGGCTTGCCTGCTAACTCTGCAGGCAGTGGGTTAAGGCCAATCCACACATAGCCAAAAAGATTACGCTTGTTAAATCGGCTGTGTATTCTTGTTTTCAATCCTTTTTGCGCAATACCTGTATTTTTAGCAATATCCCTGGTCACCTGCCGAGATAACCATTTCATGGTTTTATCAACAGCGCGATTAATTGCTTTTTCAACTTCTGGACTCGCTCGATCTAGTCCAAGCGTTATGTCACGCACCACATCGGCGGCATTGATTTCTATATTAACGCCAGGTGCGCTCATGTCCCGTTGTTTCCGCTTCCTGTTTATCACCCAAGGCAATAGCTGTTAAGCCATCACCCGTAGGCAGTAATTTGGACACACGCCAAACTTTACCGCGTAATGTACCGTAACTGCCTTCTACAATTTGATGCGTCGCAATATCTGTATCCATCGCCAACACTTGAGGCAAAGGAAGATCAGCAAATAATTGTTGTGCTTTACCCAGCGTAACGCGTTGGGATGCCATATCCACTATTACTGATATGGTGACATCTGCTGGATTGCTGAAAACAAATGGCTCACCAAAATCAACAAAGAACAGCGGAACATCGTCATCCCAAAACATATATTACTCGGCGATTAATGCGTCGGTGTTGGATCTAAGGTTGATTTGGAAAACTTCTTCAAGTCATCCGACGTTGCAATACGTGCAGCGGATTCCTTAACCAGACGATCTGCCAGATCTGCATCCAGCAAATATTGATCATTCGTTTTGGCAAGGAAATTTCCAATAGGGAAATCCTTTAATAACACAACGGTTTTTTTTGCCATGTTATTTATCTCCCTTTACCGCCTTGGTTGCTGCCGCAACGGCAGCATCAATTTCCGCTTGCGTTACATAACGCGCACGGCCACTGAGCACCAGGCGACGCGCCAAACCTTCTTCCAGATCTAGCCGCTCGTTGACTTCCGCCAACTCACCCTGCACAAACGTTGACTCTTTGATGACAATTGCTTTGTTGGCCATGTCGGCTCTCCAAATAAAATAGCGATTAAAAAAAGCGCGGCTACACTCGGGGAAGTGATAACCGCGCTAACCCATGAACAACTTAAATTAAGTTGTCAGTGCATCCGTCATTGCAGCGAAAGATGCGGCATGACGCACTTGAACATCGACATCCTGCATCGCAACGATTCGCACACTACCTGACGTGCTGAGCGAGTAAGGATCAACCATGATATCCAGGCCACCCCACATACCAATAATCAGGTCTTCGAAGTTGCCGAACATGATTGTTGAACACACGCCACTTGCTGTGCCTTTCGTACCAGTGCTTGATACCTGGTTGGTCACGCCAACTTTGTAACCGTTGACAGTGCCGTCTTTATCCCACACTGGGCCTGTCGCTGAGCTGGCAAAAATCTGCGTGTTTTTGAGTTTACCGCGCACCTTGGGATTGGTGAGGTATGCCATAGAGCCAACATCCGCATTGGCAACGGCGATAGCAGTTTCCAGCGCAACCACATGCGCCCAGGTTGGCGCTGCACCGTTAGTGCCACCAACAACGGCACCGATGCCTGATTGGTTCAGGATGCCAGTCGGCTGGCCGGAACTGCCAGAGCCGCTGATGCATGCGAGATCCAGACCAAGGCCCAGCGAACGCGCTAAATCTTTGCGTGCAAATTGCTCTGCAGACAAAGACGATTGCAAAAAGAAACGACGCGTGTAATCAACCCATGCAGCAATGGTGTGCGGCGTGAGTGATACTTGATCAAAGGTCGGTTGACCTTCAGTCGGCGCATTGCCTTCTGTTACCCAGTAACTTGCAGCACCGCCGGTTTGACGCGGGATAGCTACGTTACCATTCAAGCCATCCAACACGGTGGGTTTCAATGACATGATGACCATGCGATTGATCAACAGGTCAATAAAGCTGGCTGTCAATAAATTGGTTGGAACCAACTCTGGGCCATTGGTAGATGTAGTCACGTTCAGGTTAGGCATCGTGCGGAAATTATCCATATCGCGATGCGAGAGCACATCAAACGGCACGCGGCAGGCACCCGCCTTGAGATCACGTCCTTCGCTTTGTTTGTACGCTTCGGCACAGGTTTCAAATTCAAAACCCGCTGCACTTTGTGCACCACGATCATTTGGGTTGGCCAATGCGTTCATCAAGCGCAGGAATGAGAATCGCTTGATTTCGTTTTGCGACATGCCAATGCCTGGCTTGGGTTCTGCTGCACGAACTACTGCACCGCTTTTTTTGGCGAGCTGTTCAAAAGCCAATTTGCGGAATTCTTCAACGCTGGTGCCGGTTGAAACGGCCTCGTTCGCTTCTTTATCCATGCCAACTTTATTTCCGATGGCAAGGATTTCATTTGCGCGAATGCGCTCTGCAGCAACGCTGCGTTGTGCAATAGCGGCTTGGTCTACTACTTCAGTTGTTTGTACGGGTTCTGGCATAACGGTAACTCCTGATCGATTAGATGATTGGATGACGGGTGGAATGGATGTTTGCACCGGTGCTGGTGTGACAGCAGGTGCTGCACGCCCAACACCGACAGCGGTATCTGCGGGTACGCTCACAAATGAGATTTCAAACGGCTCCCAATCTGTGATGAGATAGGTATCCTCATCCGAGTTGTTGTCTTCGTGGCTATCAAGCGTGTAACCAAAAATGCGATAACCAACGCTGACGTGTGAACGGATACCATCGATAACATCTTGAAATATTTCATTAGCGCGTACGGATTTACCAAATCGCACGGTTGCACGACCGACGCGGTCTGCATCCAATGAAACAGAATCCACAACACCTACCTGGTCGGTCGGGTTGTGATCCATCAACACCGCGCCTTTATCCTGCAAGCGGCCAAGCCTGACGGATTTTGGTGAGTGATCAAGAATTTCGGTGCCCCAGTATTGCTCGACGGGCGTTTCGGAACTGAAAGCAATCTCGATAGTGCGGGCATCAACATTGATGGCATCGCGCTTGACAAGAAAGCTGCGCTCTTGTCGCTTGCCTTCTGCTATCAGTTGTTCAATCTTGCTGGTCTTTGGCATTGCCTTTACCTCCAGATTCATCGGTGTTGTTTGCAACAGCCTGGGTAGCGCCTGATGTTTCCGGCGGCAGGATGTCTTTTAACAAGTCATTTTCTTTTTGCAGCTCTGCCCACACTTCTTCCGGGTCGTAACCCTGGTTTCGGATGTACTGCGCACGAGTTGAAAGGCCGGTATTGATTTCTTCTTTGGCAGCCGCCACTTCTTTTGTCGGATCAACCCATTGCCAACGACGGCCTTGCCAGATAGCTGCATCAAATTTGTCGCGTTTGGAAAATGGTAGCGGATCGAGTTGACCGCTTAACAATGCCGGGGTTAGCCAATCGCTATACAACTGATCGTTGAAGCCTTCAATAAACCAGTTTTGTATCGACTTCCACAGATCGCGCTCTTCCACCAAACCAACGCGCGCACTACTAAGATTGACACTCTCGAGATCGCCTGCAAGGCTGTGGTATGCAACACCGAAACCCACTGACACACCGCGCAAACAAGTTTTATAAAAATCGCTGAACGTTGCGTGCGGATAGGTTGGATCAAACTTTTCCAGTTTGTAACCTTGCGGCACAATGCCAAATTCACCGGCAGCAACTTCATCAATAAAATCTCCCTTCTCCGTGGTTTCACCACTGCTTGCACCAGGGAATGGATCTCCGGTGTTATTTTCCGTTGGAGTATAGAAGCCCATTTTTGCAGCACCGACACGCGCGGCAATAATTGCAGCTTCCTTGTAGCCGCCTAAATCATTCAATGCGGCCATCGATGCGTGCGCCCAGGGCACGCCACGCAATTGGTCCGCATCTTCCGGCACAAACAAGTGATATACATTCTCTGCAGGCACACGCATGTGTGGCGATGCAGGCATGGCATAGGTGCTGTAAATGTCTGTTGTGTTGGTCTGGATAAACCAATATGCAACGGGTTTATTGGATGTATCCAGCTCTATGCCCATGCGGATGCGATTGCCGTTTGGCATATCACGATTCAGCCGGTCATCCAGCAATGCAACATCAATAATCTGTAGCTGGAATCCAAAGATGCCGCGCCCATAATGTTTGATGATGATGCTTTCACCATCACGCGCAATAGCATGCAATGCCAGGTGTTCAATATCACGGAGCGAATAACGACCGGTAATATCGCAGTTGCCTTTTTTGCTCCACTTGGCAAATGCTTTTTCGAGCCGTTGTGAATCTTTTTTATCAATGGTGCCATCAGGGCGCAGTGCATGAACTAATAGGTTCATGCCGTTTGGGCCCGACACATTGTTGCGCACCATCATCACAAACTTGCGCATGTATTCGTTATTCTGCGCAAGGTCACGTGAGCGTGCGCGCAGCACTGGCAGCGCGAGTGCAATATCGCGATTTGCCGTTTGGGTATACGTTTTCCAGTTGCTATTGAGCCGTGTAATTTGTGCAGCGGCATAAGCTCGCTGTGCCTGTTTTTTTACTTCGGCCAGATCTGACGCAGGCACTAGCCCCATCTTACCCAGGATGCGTTTGTACATTGACATTAGAAACGCACCAACACTTTACCGGGGCCTGCATTGCCAAACTTGGCAACGCGTTCTTGCATCGCCACTTCACGGCGATATTTATCGCGTAGCAAAATTAAATCCTGCACTGCAATACGCGTGATAGAACGGCCATTGATTGAGTAACTTTCCTGATCGGTTGTAGCACGGCGTTCGAGCACCGCTTCAATTGCAGACAACATTTTTCTTGCATGGCTGAGTGCATCGACATGCGTACTCGAATCATCGCCAAACACGCCCGGCACTATTTCAACCTGGCTTTCTGCAAGAACAATCCGTTGCGTGTCAGTAGTAGCAATGATTACTGTGTTGTAAATTCCAACAGCAAATGTATCGCTAAGCGTTTTATCTACCGCAAAATACCAATCGCTTTGGCCATGCGTTTGGCCATCGTCATCCGTCCAATTGCTTTCTGCAGTTACCGTATACGTGTTGGTAGCATTAATAAAACGACACTTAACCGACCAACTATCGTCACTTGAATAATCTGGAAACGATGTAAGCCAACACGCAGTGCCACCAACAGCCAGTTTATTTGGTGCTTTGGAAGACAGCTTTACCATGATGTTGCAAACCGGTTACGTTTTCGTTTAATTTGATTTTGCTTTTCAGTCGGCTTTTGCTGTGCCGATTCAGCTGCAGGCATTGGTGCAACCGCCTCTGCAGGCGAACTAAACAGATCAGATTGCAATAGTTTTTTTTGCAGGTTGTCCCAATGCACTGACTGCATTAGATGCACCTTGCAACGCCTGCTTGCATGCAATGCATACACTTCACAATCCCATGCTTCATTTCGAGCACCGGATTTTTTCTGCCACATTTTTTTACGCGGATTGCGCGGACTCGGCGCTTTTACTTCACTGGTAATTTGATCGTAATAATTTTCGGATACGGCCTTATACCAATGCATGCGGCCACCTCCCTGTCCCTCCAATCGCATGCGATTTGCAATTAAATCCTTCGCCTTCTGTGTGCCGATAATGTACGGCTTCAAACCATAACGATCTGCTTTGGTCGCCTTTCGGCCTCTGGCGTCGTTATCAATATTTGCTTTTGGTGCTGAATAAATTTCGCGATCAGAACTCTGATCGGGCGCACCCTTGATGGCCATCACACCGCGATGTTGGCGAGTACGAACATAGTGATAAACGGCGTCATTGGTATTGCCATCACTGGCATCAATTGACGCGGCGCTCAACCCAAGTGTTGCACCGCTCGCGTGCTTGAAACCGCGAAATAAAATATTGTCGAGCCCTTGCCAGACAACATCATTTTTATCAACGGTGTTTCCATACAACTCACCCCAGTACACCAGCCAGGATTCTTCATCACGACCCCACGCGCGAATGATGACGGCTAAGCGATCATGCTGAACGTCAACACCGGCAGTAAGTATCAATCCGCCTTGCGGTATTGATAACTCATCGTACTCAAGCGCTTTAGCAGCGAGCTCATCATGATCCGGCGCATCCGATTCATATTCATACGCTTTGCCAAGGCATGAATTGACGAACACGATTATTTCACTTTCATCGCCCTGATCGCGGTGATGACACGCTTCCAGATAACGCTCAACAAGACGGCTGAATCGTGATCCGTGAAACGGGCTGTACAATTCATTGATGTAAAAACCCGCAATACCATTGCACGGTTTTTCTGCTCGCCATTCGCCTTTGCGGACGTTGCGATTTTTCTGCAGATCATTCCAGATCGATCCACAATGCGGACAAATATATTTCGCTGTTGTTGGTAACGCCGTTCCATACACTTCGTGTGTCTGGCTTTCATCTTCATCCCAGGTTACATACTCCCAATCGAGTACATGACTTTGCCCACAGTCGTGGCAAGGTATCCAGAATTTTCGGCGATCACTATTGTTATAGGCATCCTCAATATTCGATATGCCTTTGATCGATGGCGTTCCGCCAAAAATTACTTTACGGCGTGGGTCGTATGTTTTAGTACGCTCTTCAAAGAGCTTGATTGCATCCCCTTGGCCTCGAAGATTTTGCGTGCAATCATCCGGCTCCTCTACGATTGCTACCGGTGCCGAAGTTGATTTCACCGAGCTGGGGCTATTCGCCCCAACCATTTTCAGAAAACCGCCCGGAAAATTTTTGAACAATTGCCGGTTATCAGCTTTGCGGCTTTTGGTGATATCGACCTTGTCTGCCAGACGCGGCGTGACCTCCACCATCGGCTCAAACTTTTCGGTGTTGTATTCTTTTGCAGCACCCTCTTTTGGGAACATCATCAATATCGGGCACGGATCAATATCGATCCGGCGACCGATGTAATTGTTGATAACCCCGTCCGTCCACGCAATCTGCGCGGCCTTCATGCCGACAACTTTCCAGATTTTCGGATCATCCAGCGCGGCGTGAATACCGGCAATGTAAGGCGTCAGGGCGCTGCTATAGCGCCCAGGATTAGCTGACGACTTAGAATTCAAATACCGGAATCGATTTGCCCACTCAGTCGTGCTGATCTTCAATGGTGGCGCGAATTTCTGCGCTGCCGCTATGATCATTCGCCTCAGTGTGTTCTGGCTGGTATGCAGCCAGCTTGCTGAGGGCTTCGTTGGTGTGTGCATTAATTAATTCAACATCGACATCGGTTGCATAGCTGGTGTCGATTTCCACTTTCAGTTTGTCGGCCATCGATAACAAAATATTGCGTGCGCTCTGAATCATGTTATTCCACGTAAACACGATCTCATCGGCTGGCACCAGCTGGCCCGATTTTTCCGCCAACTGCGCTTCAATCAAGTCGCCTTGCAATCGTTCACGGCGATCTTTCGAGCTCTCAGTTGCGCCGCTGGATGCAGAGCGATCCAGCATCCATTGGATAACTGCTGCGGTGTCGTAGGTATTACTTGATCCGCGTCCCGCGTTCACAAGCATCGGCATGCCAGCGGCCTGCCATTCGGTTAGCGTGCGTTCTGATTTGTCGAGAATTTTTGCTAAGGTTTTTTTATTTACACGTTGACCCATAGCAGCAACACATTGAAAAGTAAGGAAGTCCTATACAAAATTGCAGCTAGAAAAGAATCGCGACTCTCTGAGCCGTAACCGCGTATGTGCTGGGAAGGACCCGTTGAAAGATATAGCTATCGTCGCTGTTGAATTAGATGATCCAGCTTGCTATCAATGGTAAGCAGGTTGCCGGTGAACTGTTCACGAAACTGATTGAAGTTACTTTGGTTGATGTCTTGTATCTCACGCACATGCGCAACATCCTTGCTCACTTCTTCAACGCGGCCTCTGGTCAATTCAATGCGCTTGTCGTAATCAGCAAACTTCTCTGTGAGTGTTGCTACAAAAACCATCATGCTCACAATACCGCCGATGATTGTGAGTATGCTTCCCAAACTTATCTTTGGATCGAATTGAACTTTCAACATGCAATGGTTCCACGTAGAACAAAAAAACCCGTCGCTATGGACGGGTTCTCAGAAATGTTTGTTGGATGTTTGGTTTGGCCAGAGCAGCAAAACCGCAGCAATGACACGTTTATATAACTTCTGTGCGCACACTGTCAACAAGTCAACGATAATTATTTTTGAAGTTTAACGTTGCATACTCTTCTACGCAGTAGAAGTAATTATTTACGGATAGTTCGGAGGTATGTTGTAGCTCATTGCTGTACCTTGTGCTGTAGCTATGCAATAAAATACTACTTTTACCGATGTTTTTTGTTATTTTACTTTGCTGTAGCTCTATTGCTGTTCTCTTGCTGTAGCTCCTGAAAACGGAATAATCCCGCAACAGTTTTTTACACGTTACGCGGCATCTACATCAACACCATCCAATTGGCCATCGATCCAATGCACAGCTTGTTTGATCTGCCCATTCATATAATTGAAACTCACATCACCGAATTCTTTCGCTATCACGCGCAGTGATTTTCTGTATAAGTAATAGGCTAGAAATGCACGATGAAGAACCGGTTGCTTAATGCTTAATCTCATCACTGCCGCATCAATTTTCAACGCTTCATCATCCGTCATACACGGAAGCGGTATACCACCACCCATGTGTTGCCGAATTAGCGCAAGCGAAGGCGATTTATAATCCAGCGCCTTGATCGGATTATTACTGCGCGACCATTCGGCCCATGCCAATATCTTTTGCTCAGTTGTTGCAACGTCACTCATAACTTCCCCCTATTCATAACCATCATCATCTTTTTTACCCGAAAATCCCCGATGCGCTGGTGTCGCACCTTCCGCCCAATCATCAACCGAATTGTATTCACCGCTGAAATGCACAAAGTCCATACCAGGCTCGCCGTCACGCAACTTGGCAGAAATAATCTCTAACTGGTTTGGATACTGTGTATTTTCATCATAGTATTTATCGCGATAGAGCATGAGCACCGCATCGGCGTCTTGTTCAATTGCTGAACTCCCCAACAAATCACTCATGCGAGGCCGCTTATTGCTACGCTCCTCGCATTTTCGATTCACCTGAGATAATGCAATCACTACAATCCCAAGCTCTTTAGCGAGCCGTTTTAAGGTGCGCGTGACATCGGCAATATTCAAATCATCGCGATCCTTGTGACGACGGCTATCCACCAAACCAATGTGGTCAACCATGATCCAACTGAGTTTGCGTTGACGATGTTCGCGCTTGGTACGTGATGCAATTTCTTGAACTGAAAGACCGCCCTGATCGTCGTACACGATCGGAAGATCGCGCAGCTTCGACACACCCAGACTCAACTTGTCCCATTGGCCATCCATATCCTGAACTTTGGCACTTTGTAGCAAGCCAATCTTTACCTTTCCCGCACCGGAAACCATTCGCTGTGTAAGTTTTTTGTGCGGCATTTCAAGGCTAAAAATAATTCCTGCATGTTTTGCACGCGCCATGTTGACAGCAATGTTTGTCATCACGGTGGTTTTACCCATCGCAGGCCTGCCTGCAATAACGACCAGATCACCAGGCTGCATTCCGTTCAGTCGATGATCCAGATGCTTGAAGCCGGTTAATAACCCATGAATGCCGGGGTTGTGATATTTAAAATCAATATCATCCAGCAATATTTTCAATGAGTCGTTAAGCGCAAATTGTGTATTACTTCGTTCCGCTTCTACCATTGCAGTTATCAATGAATCAATGATTTCCATTTTTTCCTGATGATCCCGAATAGAATCATCATAGATAGTAGTTGACATTTGTTGCGCACAAAGCAACCAGCGACGTTGCCGGTGACGATCACAAATTATTTTTGCATAGGCTTTGGCATTACTTACGCTCGGCGTATTACGTGCAATCTCAGCCAGATAAGCCAGCCCACCAGCGTTTTGCAGTTCAGATCCATCCATCCGCTCCGATAGCGTTATCAAGTCGCACGCCCAACCTTTGTTAGCCAGCTCTTCAACCGCTTTCCAGATAGTGCGATGCTGCGGGTGATAAAAATATTCTGCAGAAAAACCCTCGGCAATTAGATCGGCAATGCAATCGTTATCGAGCATGGCCGCACCAATCACGGATTGTTCCGCCTCTAAACTATGTGGCGGGGTTTTTAACCCGCGCAATGTTTGCGGCAGTTCATTATTGCTTGTCAATGTAATTCCCCTGGATTATTTTTCTAAAGTTTTCGTAATTCACTGCCCAGTCGAGATCAAACGCACGACATTCCGTTGTCAGAAAAGTGGATTTTGCACAGTAATTAAAAAATCCTTCCCACCACTTCAATGCACCTGCCATGGTGGCTATCTTAATTCCACTTTCTTTATCCATGTATATCGGCAGTTTAGTTTCGCTGTTCACGCGCTTGAAACCTTCTGTCCAGCGGGCAGATAAATCGCGGTAACCCTTGCGCTTGGGTTCCCAATATCCTTCTTTTGGCACAGGCACCTTTTTACCCTTCATAGCCTCTCGCCAAAGTGCCAATAATTCTTTATGTGGGCATGCTGGATATTTTTGGTTTTGATGTAGCTCTTGTTGTACCTCTTTGTTGTAGCTATTCTGGTCGGTACTGTTTTTATCGATATTATTTGTTAAATCTATTGCTGTAGCTATTTGCTGTAGCTCTTGTTGTTGCGGTTTATTCATTATTCCGATAGTGGCCAATGGCAGTTCAAATACCATCGGAGCAAGACGATGTGTTTTTTCCATGCGCCGAATCAACCCAACTTTTTCAAGTCTATCAAGGCACCACCGAATAGATGCGATTGATGGCACATAGCAAGGCAATGGACTCCCTGGATCACGCCGCTCCTCTAAAAGCTCCACAAACATGCGCAACGAAATACGGCGTCGCACACCCACCAATCCTGTGTCGTAATCCATATGCTTGCGTAAGCCGCGCAAATACAGAATGGCCGCATGGTGGTTCTGCAATTCATGCAGAGCCGCATCTTCATGCTCGTTCCATTGCCAACGATTCGGCTGCGACATTGGAAAGATTTCAACCCGACTGCAGTGACTTTAATTTTTCCAGTAATGAAAATTCATCACCGTGAATCTGGCTTAATACTCCTGTGGCTTGTTGCTGCTCAGGTGTATCTGCATAACGAAATCCAAGATCATACCCATGCACTATTTTTTTCTCGGTAACATTAATGGCCTTTGCAATTGTTTCAGGCCGCGCTATCAATTTACTCATACTGAAAATACCCGGATGTTATTTATTACAAGAAAGTTTTGCGTGTTCGATTAACGCTTTCGCAGTGCCAATTAGTTCGATCAGTTTTTTATCGAGAGCACTTATTTCATCCTGATTTACTTTTCCATCGGTAACCGACTGGGAGACAACTTGCATGAGATCCCCCACTTCACGCGTTAAATCAGCGCTTTGTTGCAAAATGGTTTCATGATTTATTTCCCGTGCATCAGGCAGCAAAAAATACCCGGCGTTGTAATAACTGCATACGGTTTGCAAGATGCGCTCATCCTGCGTTACCTCACAAATAGTTTGCAGGTCCCGCACATTGATTTGGTGCGTTTTTATATTGGGATTCAATTTGCTTTGCAGCACAGGCGGATTCATGCCGCGCATTGCTGCCAATGCGGAAGCACCACCAGGATAATCATGTGTGGCGTGATAACACGCCATTTGCAAATCCAATAAACATCTTTCTGCACGATCGCGCTGTCCAAATTGTTTGTTACTCATAAAATCCTCTAGCGATGTATTGTTAGCCTTGATAATTAACGTATCGGGGTGGCCGATTACCCGATACGATGTGTAAATCAACTATTGGTGCTACTGAAATGAATTCCCCAAAATTAAAGACATCGTTACGCAGCCTCTTGATCTTGTGGCGGGAAAACATCATCCAATGTCACATTTACTTTGCCAGTAGAGTTAAGCGCCTTGATTATTTTTCTACCAAGGTCAACATTGGGCATAGAGCCACCTTCAATCGCCCATACAGCGGGCTGTTTGCAGCCACATGTATCAGCAAGTTTTTGTTGAGTTACACCAGCTAACTTTCTATATTCTTTGAGTTTATTCATGATCACCAAACCTTATCTGAACAGACAAAATATAAGATTGCTTATATTTTGTCAATAAGAATACTTATTTTTAATGTGATAAGAAAACTTATAGGATGGCGCAATGTTAAAAGACCGCATAAAACAAGCTCGAAAATTGAGCACGCTTAGCCAAGATGAAGTCGCGAAGGCTGTTGGAATAACACAGTCAGCCTATTCCCAGATAGAAGGAGGAAAAAGTGCATCAACATCTTTTATCGCACAGCTGGCAAGAGTGTTAAAAGTGAATGCAGAATGGCTTGCTACGGGCGAAGGAGAAATGGAAGAATCGCGAAGTGGCGACGCAATGCCACATTATCGATCAGTCGATCAGTCATCAAGGGTTCAGGTTTTGAGCTGGGAGCAAATCGCAAAACATGATTGGAATGCCCAGCCGGAATACGAAACCATCCCCGGAGGCCTCGCTACCGCCCAAAGTCGGGCAGTAAAAATGGAAGGTGACAGCATGTGTTCACCAGGTAATAGACAGTCAATTCCAGACGGCGCATTGATAATATTCGATGTGATTCAATCACCAAAAATTGGTGATATCGTAATCGCTAGAATGAAGGATGGCTCACGTGCCACCTGTAAGAAATATGTCATTGATGATGGCCAGCATTATCTGAAACCTCTAAATCCGCACCCCTCATATTCACTTGAGCAGCTTGATAATAAATGGCATATTGAGGGCGTTGTGCACTGCGCATTCATCACTAACTCGCTGAAACAATGAAGGGAAAACAATGCCATCATCAAATTGTTCTAGGTGTGGAAACTTACTTACAAGCCAAGAAAAATGGAAAAAATGCCTAAAGTGTGGACGTGAATACCCATCTTTAAGGGGCAAAGATATTCTAATTGCTACACCAATTGTGCTAATTCTCGCGGGCATGCTTGGCCAATGGAGTGTTGATTCACAAAAAGCCGACGCCATCAAAGAAACCATGCGCATTGAGCAATGCAAAAAAGACGTTGTTTGCTGGGCAAGAGAAAATAATTCCAGCGCCATGGAAAGCTGTAAAACAGCAATAGAACATTCAACCACCAATGCAGTTAAATGGGCAGACGACATTAATTCACGAAGCTTTTTCAGAAAGGCTCTCTGGAAAGATAACGACAATGGAACAAGTGGAGTCATTACATATTTTGGAGATCAGGCACAAGCCCAAAGTAACTTCGGAGCATGGAAAAACATCATTTACCAGTGCGACTATACCCCGAGTAACTCAACAGCCTCTGCCACGTTCACAGAAGGCCGTCTATAAAACCCACAAACATATAGAATTTAATGTTAGTTTCATCAAAAATATAAGTTTTCTTATTGACTAAATATATAAGTATGCTTATATTTAGCCCATCCAACCTATCTGGAGGGGCAAATGGCAAAGATCTACGCACACCCAACCCTGATGCAAAACAGGCATTCCCTGGCTCAACTGACCAAGGAATTCGGCCTTGTAGTCGTGGCCCGATTCAGCCAGAAAAGCCTTAACAAGCGCCCCACCCATATCCGCCCCTCAAGCATTTCCCTCGAACCAAACGACCCTAACTGGCCAGGCGGTAATGCCGCATGAATGCCATCGCCGTTGCCATTTTTTTATTAAAAGGCTGGGCCCTCGTTGGCCTATTACTGGGTATCCGTGATGCATGGCGTGAAGTGTCCAGCATGCACAACGTGCGGCTCGATCCCTATGGCACCAGTAAATTCAATGCCTGGATCAACACCCTGCGCAACGTCTACTGGCTAGTGCTGCCCCTTTACCTTTTTGTTTATCTCATCTTCTGGCCGTGGGCGCTACATGACTCTCGCCGCTGGAAATAACGGAGGTGTTATGCATTTGTTTGATCAGCAAGCACACAACCAGGCACTCGAATCACGCAGCACGCAACAAATTAAAAATCTGCAGCGCCAATCCCTCGCGATGGACGTTGAAGCATTCGAGCGCAATGGTGGGGTTATTCAAAAAATTCCAACCGGTGTAAGCGGACATCCGCTCAGCGCATGCACAAAAGTGGATAGCAGTGGCCGAGTACACATCACATTAAACCCAAATCCGATTCATTGAATATGTTGGCAATGGTAAGCACTGAACAAAGAACGCGCGCACCTGTTGTACTCAGCTATGAGATCGGCACGGCAGCAAAAATGTTGGGTGTTGGTAAAAATAAATTAATGGCCTGCCTGAAAGAACACAAGGTGCTGAAAGAAAACAATGAGCCAACCCAGTTTGTAATTGACCAAGGTTACTTCACTACCACATTAAGTTTTTACAAATTACCGGGCTACAACATGGATAAGTATTACAAAAAGCCCATCGTCACCAGCAAAGGATTGGAATTTGTGCGAGAGATCGCAAAGAACGCAGGACTAATTCAGCAACACTGACACAGGAATTTTTAATGAACACCGAAGCAGCGAGCTATGACGGCTTGCCAGACACAATCGCCCCCGAAAGATTGCTGGCAAAAAAAATTAAGGAAGGCGTAGCCACACCAGATGAAGCACTGGAGTGGCTACGCATAACCGCATTCATGCGCGGTAACGGCATTGCCGTAACCGCTTGTGAATTAATTAAAAAACATTTTATTTCTACATCACCTACCACCACACCAGGAGAACACATCATGAACATTAATGAACTAGCAGCAATCGGCACCAAAATGCACGGCGGCGAATTCAAAGGAATCGCGCGCGGAGAGAACGGAGAGCCAGACGCTTTCCTAATCGCACTGGACGCAACCCCACCCAACGATGAACCTCTCACATGGAATGAAGCCATGAAATGGGCAGAGAGTTTAGGTGATGGCGCGCAATTGCCATCACGCGCAGAAGCCGCACTGGATTCTAAAAACACCGGAAGCTCACGTGAATACAACGGCTGGTACTGGTTACGCACGCAGAACTCTTCCGGTTACGCGTATGTCCAGAACTTTGAAGGTGGTAACCAGGACGACGCCCTCAAGGACAATACGAGCAGAGCTCGTGCCGTTCGCAGATTATCAATCATTTAGTTATTTAACAATTTAAGGGCGCACCCGCGCCCTTTCAGATTTTTTTAGGAGAGCACCATGACCATTAAAGCCATACAAATTAACAAACTCATTGCATCACCAAAAAACGTGCGCAAAGTAAAATCAAATCCCCAAGCCGATGCAGAGCTGGTTGCATCAATTCGCGAGCATGACACGCTCCTTAATTTACTTGTCGAACCATCTAAAAAACAAAAAGGGATGTATGAGGTTGTTGATGGTGAACGTCGCCGCAAGGCATTGCTACAACTGGTAAAAGAAAACCATTTTAAAGCCACAAATACCGTTGATTGCAAAGTGGTTGAACCCGATAGCGCGGAAGAAACTTCATATATCGCCAATACGGTGCGGCTCAATATGCACCCTGCAGAAGAGTTTGAAGCATTTACAAAATTGATCAACGAATCAAAACTCACCGAGGATGAAGTAGCTGCACGCTATGGCATCACGGTTAAGCACGTTAAACAACGCCTTGGCATGGCCGCCGTGCATCCCGACATCCTGCAGGCATACAAGGATGGAAAAATAAATCTGGATCATGTGAAGGAATTCACCACCCAGCCCGATCAGAAAAAACAAATGGCGGTTTGGAAAAAAGTAAAAGGCGACGTGGAATATCTGGAACCAGGTGAGATACGCGACAACCTGAAAGAATCCCGCATCACCAATGATAGTGACTTGGTGAAGTTTGTAACATTGAAAGCGTATCAGGCAGCGGGCGGATCCAGCACCGAGGATCTATTTGGTGATAATGTTTTTTACATCACTGATGATGAATTGCTGAACCGCCTAGCTATTGAAAAACTCAGCAAGCAGTCAGAAAAGATTCTGGCCGAAGGCTGGAAGTGGGCAGATAAAGTAATCAAACGCGATCACAAGCTAGAGCATGATCACTTTCACCTGGATGGCAAAGGCCATGGTGATGATAAAACATTTAATGCGGCGCAAATGAAACTGGCTGGCTGCATTCTGTTCGTTGATCACGGCGGAAAACTGGGTATCACCAAAGGCCTCGTGAAAAAGGAAGATAAGGCCGAACTCAACAAACTGTTAAATAAACCCTCTAAAAAGGCCGCTGCCAAAAAACCGGACACTGACACAGAAGAAGTCGAAACAGCCAAACCAGTCGAAGATGAAAGTATTGATCTTTCACAGAGCCTGAAAACAGATCTGCGAAATGCGCGCGAAACCATTGCGCGATTGCACCTGGCATACGACCCAGAACTTGCGAGAGACTTGTTTATTTTTAGTATTTGCAATCAGATCCTTGGTGATGCCGATGACAGCACCCTCACCATGAGTTTCGGCATGGGACTTGATTTGCCCGCCACTGAATCAATTGCAGGTCAAAAATATTGCGAGCATTACGATAGCCTAAAAATGAGCTGGAAAGATGAAGACCTTGCTGCAGCGTTTGAAAAATTCCGCAACTTGGACAGCAACTATAAACAACAACTGTTTGCGTTCTGCGCTTCCAACTTAATGCATGTAGCCCTGTTCTCCAATGACCCTGACCATAATAACGATCTCACCGAGTCGGTCATCAAACTCATGCAAATCAAGTGGAATGAATATTACAACCCAACCGCTGAAAATTTTTACAAGTGGCTCAATAAAAACCAACTGGCAGAGCTTGGTGCCAAATTCCATGACGACCCAGAAGGCGATTGGAAAATGACTGTCAGCAAATCCAACAAAGGGCAGTTAGTAGCCAAAGTGGAAGAACTGATCAAAACCAAAAACCCCACATGGATTCCGGAAGGCTTTGAGTCGAAATAATTTCAGTGCTTAACCGCCGGGTAGCGCCGGTATTCATCAACCTTTACATAGGAAAAATATCATGAAAATGTTAGTAATTGATACACGAGACAACACTCGCCTTTTTGGCGAAATTAAATCGTTCACGAACGACGAAGAGCAGTTTTTAAATTGTGAAAAAACAGACTTGGTCCAGGTTGGCGAAGGCGACTTAAAAACGGTTCTTCCCGTTAATGCTGTTCGCGTACTTGCGAATGTAAATGCGCGACCCGCTGATGCAATTGATTGCGATGCAGTAGCGCAACCAGTTGTAGCCGTTACAGATACCAGCACTGATACAACTACAGCTTCTCCCGCAGTAGATGTAACTGCAAATTCAGCAGATACCCAAAGCTCAGACACAACGAGCGCAGCAGCAACATCACCAGCACAGTAATCACATGGCGGGGTTCGCCCCGCCATTTTTAACCACCACACTAGGAGAACACGCCATGAACACAATCCGCAAATCAGAACTGCCCGCCATCGGCGCACCACTCGGCGGCGGTTTCTACAATAGTTTATTCCGTATCGGCAACGATACATACGCATCGATCATTTCACCAAAAGCAGAAGGCGATCTTGAAGGTGAATATGGTGGCTATGGCGACAAGATTGATGCCAGCAGCTGTAACGATGGCTTGGCAAATACAGATGCGATGGCCTCCAATGGCAGCGGGCTTGCGCAAAAAATTCGCGCACTACGCATCGCAGATCTGGATGACTGGTATCTATGGAGTCGTGATGAACAAGAAATGGCGCACAGAAATTTCAAACCAACGGCCTATAAAAACTATTGCAGCTTCCGTGATGGTGACAATGCCAGCAGTATTCCTGCAGGTTACCCATACACAGAAGAAAGCCCCGCACAAACAACAGTAGAAGCATTCAAGGAAGGTGGCGCAGAAGCCTTTGAAGCAGCATGGTACTGGAGTTCGACGCAGTACTCTTCCGATTCCGCGTATGTCCAGTACTTTGCAGATGGTACCCAGGGCTTCGCCCACAAGGGCAATACGCACAGAGCTCGTGCCGTTCGCAGATTATTAGTCATTGAGTAATTTAACCATTTGATGGGGCGCACCAGCGCCCTTTCGGATTTTTTTGGAGATCACGATCATGAAAGCAGCAAAAGATGTCACAGTCAAAATTGGGAAGGCCAGCGTATCCATGGCAGCAAATGATGTTATGGAAATTATGCTGGCGGAAATTAACAAGCATCCGGACGACCAGGCAGTGAATACTTTTGCTGCAGCTATGCGTGAAAAAATGAAATTCGCGCGCGAAGTAAAAGGCCGCACCGGCTGGAATGATATGGAGCAATGCAGTAAAGAACATTTGCACGAGCTGCTGTTACAACAACTCACCAGCAAAGGCGACACCGTGGATCTGGCGAACTTTGCCATGATGCTGCACCAGCGCAATGAACGCATCGATAGCCGTTTGGTGAACGCCATGCTTTACATTGGCAATGCGCAACAGAAAACAAACCTACCCTGCATTGGCACTATGTGGCCAGCACAAGGCGGCATCTATGCAGGCTTGATGCGCGGCTACAACGGTGAAAAAGATTATCACCTGATCATTGCACCCGATGACCTTGGATCATTCAAGGATGTCAAATGGGGATGCGCTGGCAAAAAAATTAAAGATGCCGACAGCGATGGTGACGGCATGATCAATACCAAAGCCATGGCAGAAAATGGAAGTGATCTCGCTAAACAAATTCTTGCACTGGAAATTGATGGCCATAAAGACTGGTATCTACCCGCACGCAAAGAAGCACGGATGTGCTATGTCAATTGCCAGGATCAATTTGTGCAAAGCGATTGGTATTGGACAAGCACGCAGAACTCTTCCGATTACGCGTATGTCCAGTTCTTTGAAGATGGTTTCCAGTACGGCGACCCCAAGGTCAATACGAGCAGAGCTCGTGCCGTTCGCAGATTATCGGTCATTTAGTAATTTAACAATTTAAACAGGGCGCGTAGCGCCCTCGCGAGTTTTTTCAGCATGGCACTCCACCATGAATTGGTTATTTATAAAGCTGCCTACGATCTATTAGGCATGGCAATTGATGTTACGCAGAATTTTCCGCGTGATTTTAAACGCACTGTGGGTGAAACGATTCGCACTGAATGCACGGAATTGATGACTCTGATTATGAGAGCCAACATTGCGCGCGATAAGGTGCCGCATCTTGAACAGTTGCTGGAACGCATACAAGTAATCGAAGTGTTACTCCGTGTAGCAAAGGATAAGCGCTGGATTGATGTAAAGAAGTATGCAGCAGCGATTGAAGTCACCACCAGCGTAAGTAAACAAGGTCAAGGTTGGAAGAAACAGAGTGAAGAAGCAAATGCAAAAGCAGCGCCCGCTGCATGACGGTTACGGCTATCATGCCTGTGCGTTTTTTAATCTGGTTGTGCCGCTGGCATCTGCTGTATCGATGCCACCGCCAGCAGCTCAGGATGAGCCAAGTCTGCAGAGTGATCGGCCTCGCCTTCGCTCTGTTGATGTCGATAGCACAACAAGGCGCAGAACTCTTCCGATTACGCGTATGTCCAGAACTTTGAAGATGGTAACCAGAACAACGACCACAAGGACAATACGAACAGAGCTCGTGCCGTTCGCAGATCAACTTTGTCTTTTTGATGCACCTGTTAAGTGCCATGCTGATTTTTTATTTGAACAACTGGTGCAAGCCTATTTTGATTGTCGCAAATCAAAACGCAACAGCACCACCGCCCTTGCCTTTGAGCTCAACCTCGAAGCCAATCTGGCGAAACTCTACGATGAATTAAATACCGGCACTTACACGCCGGGCAGATCCATCTGCTTTGTGATTACACGGCCCAAACCGCGCGAAGTGTGGGCTGCAGATTTTCGTGATCGCATTGTGCATCACCTGCTTTACAACCACATCGTACAACGCTTCCATGCCAGTTTTATTTACGATAGCTGTGCGTGCATACCAGAACGCGGCACACTGTTCGCCGCTCAACGATTGGAAAGCAAGATTCGCAGCATCACACACAACTGGAGCAAGCCTGCGCATTATTTAAAATGTGATCTGGCAAACTTCTTTGTCAGCATTGATAAACCGATCCTGCAGAAACTCATCCATGAAAAAGTAACCGAGCCTTGGTGGCGTGAGCTCACAGATTTAATTCTATTGCACGACCCGCGCCAGAATTATGAGCTACGCTGCAGCGGCAAACTGCTTTCACTGGTACCGCCACACAAACAACTGGCGCTGCAGTCTGCAGAATACGGCCTGCCAATAGGCAATCTCAGTAGCCAATTCTTTGCCAATATTTATTTAAACCAGCTGGATCAATTCATCAAGCACCAGTTGCGCGTGAAGCATTACATTCGCTACGTGGATGACTTTGTATTGCTGCATGAATCACCCCAACAGCTCAACACCTGGCTGGAACAGATTGATGCGTTTTTGCCAGAGCGATTGAACGTCAAACTCAACCCATCCAAAACCATCCTGCAGCCGGTAGATCGTGGTGTTGATTTTGTTGGGCAAGTGATCAAGCCATGGCGCAGAACCACACGGAGGCGCGTGATAAAGCAAGCCGTCATCCGGATCAAGAATATCGATGCGGACCAGGTGTTTGAAACTTCCAATAGTTATTTGGGTTTGGTAAGGCAAAGCAGCCACAGCTACAACGATCGCAAACGATTGGTGAAGGCGATCTGGCAACGCGGCCATGCAGTGAATGGGTTATACACAAAGGCTTTTAGAAAGCGAGGAAAAAAGAATGGCTGATAAAACTGGAATTGAATGGACTGATGCTACATGGAATCCAATCCGCGGCTGCTCACGCGTAAGCGAAGGATGCAGGAATTGCTATGCAGAAACTACCGCTAAGCGTTTCAGTGGTGAAGGAATGCCCTATGAGGGATTGATCGCAAAAGGTGGTCAGTGGAATGGCGAGATCACACTGGTACCGGAAAAACTCGATGAACCGCTACGCTGGCAACGACCGCGCCGCATCTTCGTGAACAGCATGAGCGATCTGTTCCATGAGAATGTGCCGGATGATTACGTCGACAAGGTGTTTGCTGTGATGGCGCTTTCTGAGCGTCACACGTTTCAAATTTTGACAAAACGACCTGAAAGAATGCGTCAGTATTTGTTGAATCCTTGGACTCGCGTGAACATTGGCGACCGCGCAGGAGACATGGTTGAGGATGGAGATACTGCTCAAACTTACGTGGTCAACCGACCGTGGCCGCTTTCAAACGTATGGCTCGGTGTCAGTGTTGAAGATCAAAAAGCAGCTGACGAGCGCATACCGTTGTTGCTTGAAACGCCAGCAGCAGTTCGGTGGATAAGTGCAGAACCCCTGCTCGGTTCGATTAATTTAGAAATGTACTTTGAACAATGGCCAGATCATAACGGCGTGCGCGTCGTACAAAATGGCAATGGTCTTGACTGGGTTGTTGTTGGCGGTGAGTCTGGCAAAGACGCAAGGCCGATGTACCCTGCGTGGGCAAAATCACTGCGCGATCAATGCAAGTCAGCAGACGTACCATTTTTGTTTAAGCAATGGGGCGAGTGGCTTGAGGGTGAAATGCCAGCATGGCCAGAGACTGCCGATTACAAGAGCACAAACGGCACCGGATATTACGACGGCGATCTGTGGATGGATCGTGTTGGCAAAAAGAAAGCCGGTCGATTGCTTGATGGCGCATTACATGACCAATATCCGAGAATGACGCGATGCGCAATATGAGTTTTGCAATGACAACACATCAGGTGCGCGCCAAAACTAAAACGGTGACGCGTCGCTTTGGCTGGCGGCATGCAAAGCCAGGAGACATCTACCAACCGGTAGAAAAATGCATGGGGTTAAAGCCCGGTGAAAAAATGGTGAAGATTGGCGGCCCGATTGAAGTGGTGAGCACACGCAGCGAACCATTGAATGCGATCACGAAAGCTGACTGTATTTTGGAAGGCTTTCCTGATTGGGATCCAGAATTATTTATAGCCATGATGATCAAGCACTACCGCTGTCATCCGCTGGAACAAATCAACCGAATCGAGTTTAAATATTTATGAGCAATGACACAAACAAAACCACTTGCGATGCATGCGAACTAGAAATAGAAGATAACCAGAAAGATGTTGGCCACGACTGCAACTTGCACGAGTGGTGCATTGCACTGGATGAATACACCCGCGAGCAGCTGGAAGAGGCGCATGTCAATAAAATTATTGAATGCGCCCGTCTCAACAATGATCTTCAATGTGAAAAAATATTTAACAATTCATCACACAAGCTGATTACAGATAGAGACACCATTATCGAAAAGCTGCGTGCATTTGCAAATGAGCTTATGGATGAGTGGCCCGGTGGATCCTTCGATGGCGGCGACCTGCAGGATATTGCAGAACGTCATGGTTTATTGAAACCAACTACACAACACCAACCGTGTTGCGAACTTTGCCAAAAAAATGAATCCCACGAGAACTGCAGCTGCGCATGCACTGAATATTATTCGAGTGAAGAATGGGTTGCTGGCATTACTTGTTATAGAAAAACTCCTTTATTAACAGGCGCTAGCTAACCCCAATGTTTCTAACTGATAAAGAAATTGCAGAGCTCACGGGCTATAAAAAGCCCGCCTACCAGGTGCGATGGCTCCAGCAAAATCACTGGCCTTTGGAAGTTTCTGCTGACGGAAACCCAAAAGTATTACGCTCAGTGGTATTGGCAAGGATGGGTGATTCTGGCAAAGTATCAAACGAACCCGCCCTACGCTTCGCTCATCAATGAGAAAGAAAACTCGCGACCGCCATTTACCAGCAAGGCTGTACTTTAAAAACGGCGCATACTGGTACGTACACAAGAACAAATGGACCCGATTATCGGACATCTACACGGAAGCTCTGCAAAAATATGCTTCCCTGGTATCTCCAAAATCAAACGAAAATGCAATGGCCGCTTTAATCGACAAGGCTATTGAATACCACGCCCCAACTGTTGCCCAAAGCACTATTGTTCAATACCGCTGCAGCGCTAAAACGTTGAAAGAAATCCTCGCAGAATTCGAGCCACACCAGGTTAAACCAAAACATATAGCTGCGATCAAAGCCAATTACAGAAACAATCCCGGCACAGCCAACCGTTACATAAGCATATTAAAAGTGGTGTTTCGCTACGCCATGGAATGGGGCATCGTTGAAATGAACCCGTGCGTGGGCATTGGCAGGCTGAAAGAAGGCAGGCGTGATAGATACATTACTGACAAGGAATTCATGGCGATCAAGCACGAGGCCACCCCACTAGTATCGGCAATGATGGATCTTTGCTACTTAACCGGCCAAAGGATCGGTGATGTGCTGGCCATAAAACTATCGGATATTTCAGCCGATCATATCCAATTCAAACAGCAAAAAACTGGTAAAGAGTTAAAGGTCATCATCACCCCGGATCTAAAGGTAGCGATCGACAATGCCAAACGCCTACAAACCACCGTGCGCGGCTTTCATTTGCTAACGGGCCGTGGCGGCAAACCCATTAAATATTTGCGAATTTCTGAACAATGGAGGAAGGCATGTAAAAATGCGGGGATCGAGAATGCAAACATCCATGATCTGCGCAGAAAAAGCCTGACAGACACCAAACGCCAAGGCCATAATCCAAGGCTCCTGGCAGGCCATACAGACGAAAGAATGACTGATAGCTATATAGTCGATAGGGAGATTGATGTTGCTGAGGGGCCTTCAATGGTGCAGAGTATTAGACAGGCATTAGACAATTAG